TTTACTTCATAGTTAGGTTTCAAGCCTAGCTGTAGTAAACGACGATCAGCAATGTACCTGATGTACTGCTTCATCTCTTCTTTGGTTAAACCAGTAATATCACCCTGCTCAAACACTAAGTCCAAGAACCTATCCTCTAGGTCAACCATTTGTCGGCAAGCCTTATAGATTTCTTTCTTAAAAGGGTCTGTCCATATGTCAATATTCTCTTGAATAAACTCTCGAAATAGCTTAGTCATTGCCTCTACATGCAAAGATTCATCGCGTATGCTGTAGGTAATAATCTGTCCCATACCTTTCATTTTACCAAAACGAGGGAAGTTCAGTAGAATAATGAAGCTACTAAATAATTGTAGGCCCTCCGTGAACCCTGAGTAAATAGCCAAGGCTTTTGCAATAGCGCGTCTATCAGGCACGAGTGAGCTTGTAGCAGCTTTCTCTGGAAGCTTTACAGAGTTTATATATTCATGTTTAGCAGCCATAGCCTCATACTCTGCAAACGCCTTATACTCTACCTCTGGCATTCCTACGGTGTCTAGCAGCAGGCTGTATGCATGTTGATGGATAGACTCCATATTGTTAAACGCACCCATCATCATACGTGCTTCAGGCTTTCTAAAGATACGCATGTACCTATCAACGTATCCATTGCTGACATCTACATCAGACTGTGTAAATAGACGGAAGATCTGAGTCAGTAGGTTCTTCTCCTCATCAGTCATTGTCTGCCAATCTTTAACGTCATTGTGCAGAGGTACATCCTCTGGAAACCAGTGCATCTGGTTCTGTTGTGAGTAGTAGTCGAACATCCAAGGATGGTCAAACGGTTTGTAGTAATCTCTAGTTGATCTTAAACTCAAGCTGCATCTCCTTCTTTGATAAAGACACCATGACTGTTCATGTGTCCCTTGCGATCTTTAATATCATTATACGCTACCTTTAGGCATTCCTCTAGGGTAGTGTCATTCATAATGGCTAAGGTGTTTAACACTACCAAGCAGTCACCAATGTCATCAGTCACATCACGCTGCTTGGCTATGTTATCCCCTAACTCTCCTATCTCTGACACAAGTTTAGCAAACTGTGCAAGAGGTGTACTGTTGTTAATTATGCCACGGTTCATGGCCCATAAACTAATCATATGTATTAATTCATCACTCATCTATTTCATGTCCTGCTGTAATTATGACAGATTTAAAAACTTCTATCATATAAATAATTTCTTTTAAATCTAAAGAAGCTGTTGATTTAGCATTTAAACCTCCTTCTGAATCCCATCCTAACACAAGGACATCTTTAAAAGATCCTTTAGAATCTTCTAAAACTTCATCGGCTGTAGCATCTTCAGGTAATAAATTAACTATGTTACTCATTAAAATGTGTCTCCAATACAATAAGTTTATCTTCTGCTTCAGCAATCTTCTGAACCAGCTTGTCCATAGTCTCAATCAAGTTACCATGCTCACCCACAGCTACAGGATTGTCTAGATAGTTTTGTACCTCTGCTTTGTAAACATCTATTTCAGCGTTGTACAAACGCTTCATTGCACTAATTTTAGGATCTAACATAACCTTTCTCCAATAGTTCTTTATATTTATTTAAGTACTCTTTATAACTTAAAGGTGCTTCTTTTTGTTTAATCTTATCATTCATATAACTAGACCACATTTGCATACAATAGTTACTGAACAACATAATTTTATCATCTTGTTCTTTATAATATTCTAAGTACTCAGGCCATGTAGCATATTTTTTTAACTCAGATATGTAAAACTGCGCTCTATATACTGGGTGTTCATCCTTCACAGCTTAAACATTCTCCTTCTTCGAGGTTAATTCTAGGGATTTTGATGTTAACATTCTCTGTATTTCTAGCCGCTGTAGTTCGCAGGTAATACATAGATTTGAGTTTGTTAGCTCCTGTCCAATGAACGCTATTAACATACTCCAAATACTCATCATGTACCTCCTGTGGTGCTGTAGCTGGTGGCGGTTCAAAGAATAAGTTTACTGACTGTGCTTGACAGACGTACTTTTGTCTTTGATAGGCGTGTTCGATAACCCAAATCTGGTTAAGTTCAGGCGCTGTTTTGAAAATTTCTTTCTCTTCTTCCGATAGTTCCGGTAAGTCTTTAACAGAGCCTTCAGCAGCAGCAATATCTTTCCACGTTTTTTCGGTGTTGATACCTTTCTCTTCAAGTAGTTGCTCCAAGTATTTATTCTTTACTTTATATGATCCTGTTAAAGTTTTGTGCGTAAATACGTTAGCCCTTGTAGGCTCAATAGAAGGGCTTGTTCCACCACATATAATACTGCTACTAGCATTAGGGGCAATAGCAAGGAGATGGGAATTACGCAAGCCACTACCAACCATGTCAGGAGCCTCCCCACGGTTTCTAGCCAGATTTCTGGAAGCATTCTCAGCTCTTTCTTTGATTGTCTTAAACGCTCTATTGTTAAAGCTGGAGGCGTACATTCCTTCAAAAGAGATTCCATTACGTTGAAGGTAACTATGAAAACCCATCGCTCCAAGACCAACCGCCCGTTCTCTATATGCTGAATAAGCGGCTTTTGTAAAGCCTGTTTTATCTGATTCCACATAAGTCATAAACTCCTTTGCATCTATGCTTTTTGGAAGTTTTTCTTCTCCTGTAGCATTATCAATAAAATGTTCTAAAGTATTATCTAACATTGTAATAAGATCATCAATGAACTGTTCATCATCTTTCCAATCATCAAAGTATTCTAGGTTAACACTAGACAAGCAGCACACTGCTGTACGATCCTCACTGGTTGGTAGTGTGATTTCAGAACATAGGTTGCTCTGTCGTACCTCTAACCCTATGTCCTTCTGTAACTGCGGTAGAGCCTCATTACAACGATCTAGATTAACAATGTAAGGTTCACCTGTCTCTGCTCTGGTGTGTACTAACTGCCACCACAAGTCCCTAGCAGATACAGTTTTGACTGCTTCTTTTGTTTTAGGATCTATTAAACGCCAGCTATTATCAGACATGACGGAGGCCAAGAACTCGTCTGTAATATTGATACCATTATGTAAGTTAAGACATTTCCGATTAAGATCACCCCCAGTAGTTTTTCGCATAGCGATAAATTCTTCAACTTCTGGATGGCTAATATCCATATATGCTGCATAAGATCCCCTCCTTGTTACGCCTTGATTAAAGGCTAACATCTGACTATCTACGACATGGATGAATGGTATAGTACCAGTAGAACGACTACCGTTCCTAGTAGAGATGCCGTTAGAACGCACTTCTCCCCAATATCCTCCGATGCCTCCACCGGTGCTTGATAGCCAGATATTCTCATCATAGTGAGAAGAAAGACCATCTCTTGAATCAGGTACGTGATTGAGGAAGCAACTGATAGGTAAGCCCCTAGTCGTTCCCCCGTTACTAAGAATAGGAGTGCTGAACATAAACCAATTACTGCTGCTATAATTGTAAAGCCTTTGAGCCATAGCCCAATCAATGCGCCCTTGATAAGTTGACCCGTAAATACTAGCTCTTGCGTAAGCTTCTTGTGCATGTGTTTCATCTTCCCAAAAATATCTATCTTTTAAAGTTTCTAAAGAAAAAGTATTAAGTTTTTTTTCTTTATCGTAATCAATTTCAATCCCTAAATAATCCTGTTTTCCAATCTTTGATGTCATTCAAATCATCCCTTTCTTTTAATTGCTCTTGCCTGTAGCTACGAGTACGGGCTTTATTTTGTTTCTTATCTTTAGCTTTGTTTCTTTTTTGAAACTTTTCAGTACGCTCTGCTTTTCTATCCCAACTGCTCACTTGGATGCTCCAGCAAATAATTAATTAATCGCTCTTCATACCAACGAGCTTTACGAAGATCTTCTACAGGCTTGCCTTTATACCTAAATCGCCACAGGTATTTAAGCGCATTTCCTCTGAGATAGCCTATATATTCATCATGTGTAAGCATACCTTGGATAGCATCAATACACTCCATGCCGCCATTATTGTAATGCTCTGGCTTATACACAGGATCAAACTTATAATCTCCATATAGAGGATGATTATTAGGATCATTGTTTTCATCATAGATATGATTCCATGTGTCAGCTACAGGGGTAGCAGTTTTTTTCCTAAGAGCATCCCACTCTTCTGGTGTTGCGTCATCAATACTCTTCATTACTTCCACTCCTTTGGAAATGTTTTTTCTGAAAACCATTTAAATTTA